TGCCCTGACGAGCGCTTCGAGTCCCTGGAAGCGCGCTGGATCGATCTCGCGCGCGATCGACCGCGCATGACGCTGGTCACCATGGCGGCTTCGTTAGATTCCTTCACGCCCCGGCATGACATGCAGGTGTGATGCGCTCGAATGACGACGCCTAGCCCCTTGGGCTTGAGTCGGGATTCCAGCTCATCGGCCAATTGAGTACCGAGTAGCTCTTGCGTCTGTGGCCGGGCGGCGACCCACTCCAGCATCCGCGCAAACTTCGACAGGCCGGCGAGATTATCGCCGGGAATGTAGCCAATCCAAGCTTGCCCCGTGAAGGGGCAAAAGTGATGAGCACAGGTGGACCGCAAAGTCAGCGGCCCCACGAGTACCAGCTCATCACAATCCTTATTCGGAAAGGTTGTGATTTCGGGCGGCGCGACAAAAAGCCCCTTGAAGATTTCTTGAGTCCACATCTTCGCGACGCGGGCGGGAGTATCTTTCAAGTGCGGGTTCTTGAGATCAAGGCCGAGTGACTTCATCGCCGCTTTCAAATAGCAGCGAACTTGTTGTTGCTTATCCATGGTTGCAGGGTAGGGTTGAAAGGAGTGAAATTTCAGCGGCGTTCTTTTCGTCTTCGTAGACTTTGAGAGAAACCAAAAATACGCGCTCGTCAGTGCGAGCAAGCAGGAGTTGCCCGACTTCCGCGAAAACGAAAGCGGCCAAGCCTTCGGAGCTGGCGGAAGGCACAACCCGAATATCGGCATAGTTGAGAAGATACTTTTTGAAGTATTCCAACATCGGGTCATCTTGATTTAACAAGAGCGTATGGTCGAACATTTGATTCAACCAATCTTTCAACCATTTGAGTTTCCCGAAATCGATAACGAAATTGTTTTCGTCGAGGCGCTTTGCGCCGAATGTGAATTCAAAAGACCAGTTATGGCCATGAATGAAAGCGCAATGCCCTTTGTGGTTATGCTGGCGATGCGCGAAGGGAAGGTCAGTGTATTTCTTACTGCAAGTTATCATGTTGGTTCTAATGGAGGATTGAAAAAATGCCGGTGACTAAAGGAGAGCCGGCGTCCCGATATGAGTCAATCAAGTACTATGACTGCTCCGTCTTTATCTTCTCACGCCAGCCGATTTCCTTGTACTCCTGCCAGCCTTTTGCCCGAAGCTCGCAAGCCGGGCAGGTACCACAGCCGTAGCCCCATTGGTGGCGCGTTTGATGATCGCCATTGTAGCAGGTGTGCGAATGCTCAAGTACCATGTCGAGGAAGCCGCACTCTTCCGCCAGCCCGAAGGTTTGCGCCTTGTTCAAATCCATCAAGGGCGTCAGGATTTGAATACGAGTTTCATAACCAGTATTCAAAGCTTGGCAGAGTTGCAGCACGAATAATTCCCGGCAATCGGGATAACCGGAGTAGTCAGTCTGGCAGACTCCTGTGATAATCGCTTCCGCTGCGATCTCTTGAGCGAAGGCATGTGATAACGTCAGGAAAAGCGCGTTGCGGCCCGGTACGAATGAGGAAGGCAAGCCCGGCTTGTAGGCATGAGGCCGACCAACTTCACCTTTCCCAGTTAGCGCGGAAGTAACGAGACTTGAAATCAGCTCCCCCATATCAACCACCTTGTGCGGCACGGCGTAGCAGTTGGCGACATAAGCCGCGCACTGCAATTCGATGGCGTGCCGCTGATTGTAGCGGAATGAGATTGCTGACACTTTTGAAAATACCTTGAGCGCGTAGCCAAGGCATGTGACCGAATCTTGCCCGCCGCTTAAAACGACAAGCGCATGTTTATCTACTTTTGTCATATCAGGGAACGTTGACTAACTTGTGGGTTTGGATGCACAGCCGGTAGCCAAACTTCAAGCAGCTTTCAAGGGCCGCTTGAGTATTTAACCGGTTGCGGGTTTCATCCTGCTCATCAAGCGGCTGAACATAAATTTCAGCGAACGAGCCGACAGGAGGTTTTGCAACGCTGAATTGCTGAACATTTCCTAGCGTTGAAAGGGGAAGGCCGTCTGTATCGATTTGCCCGGCTTCGACGACATACTTGAAAGCATTTACGCGCTTGGCCATGTCGGGGTTGATGCGGCCAGTCTTGGGCGAACAAACTATTGTGGTCTGGCCATAGGGGAAGCCTTCAAGGAAGAGCGTGCCGTTAGTTTCAATCTGAACTTGATAGCCGAGGCCAATCAGTAAAGTGGCGAAGCCAGTTAAATTCTGACGGAAAGGTTCGCCGCCTGTGATGACCACAAGGGGCTTGCGAGCGCTCCATGGGCCAGCGCGTCGAATAGGCCGCAAATCCTGCACTCTGGCGGTCAATTCCATGGCCGTTAAGGTCTGACGCTTGCTCGTATAGTCAGTGTCGCAAAAGGGGCATTGAAGGTTACAGCCGGCGAGCCGGACGAAAATTGCCGGGCACCCGGCAAATGGCCCTTCCCCTTGGATCGTGGGGAAGATACTGTGCAATTGAAGGGCTCCTTGCGGATGCAAGAAAGCTTTCTCTTTTTCCTGTGTATTTTGGTTCATAAAATTAGGGACAATAAAAAGCCCCGGCGCATTTCTGGCCGGGGCTAATCAATAATAAACCTACCAAGTTATTTAGACCGCGGCGGCTGGCGCGGCGGGCGGAACTGGCGGCTTGGGAGCGGCGGGAGCCGTGGGAGCTTTCGGGGCTTTGGGAGCCTTGGGGGCTTTCTTGGCCTTGGCGGCTTTGGGAGCCTTCGGAGCCTTGGGAGCCTTCGGGAGCGAGACGCGGCCCGTGATCCCCTCGAACTTGCGCCAGTAGCCGTACTGGGTGGCGACCATGTTCGGCTTCGAACCCTTCGGGGCGGCACCGAGAACTTCCTGACGCGTGGGGGTGCGCTTCAAGCTCTTGGAGAGCGAGACGGCAAGGTCCCAGATTGCGCGGGTCTTGCCGCCCTCGCGAGGCTGTACGACTCCATTCTTGACAACGCGGTCGGCGGCTGGCGCACGACCGGCGGATTTCTTTGCAACTTTCTTGGCGGATTTCTTGTTCTTGCTCATGGGAGGACTGATTTTGTTTGTTATGTTTACCGGCGGGTGCCGAGTTGAAGCCCCTAGAAATAGGCGCGGCAGTGCGATAGCAAGACCCAATTTTAACAAAGTGAAGTAGGAAGCTCATCGGCAACGAGTTAAAAAGGCACATCTTCGTCGAGAATTTCGGGCTTGCCCGAAGAAATCACCTTATCGAGTTTGCCGAAAGCCTTCCCGTTAAAATCATAGTCCATGATTTGCGGATGGCGTTGGTTCACCCATACTCGAATGTGGGTAGGGCTCATCAAACCATCGACGAGGTGCATGGCATCTTCCACAGTTGGCGGCGGCTCATCCAAGGCGCGAACGCGCCACCAGTCGCGAGCTTTCTTGCCGGCGAAGCCATCATGTTCGAGACAAACCCACTCGGAAAATTTGCGATAAGGACCGCAAGAATAAACTACGTGCAGGCTTGGCGGCTTCGATACGTCGCGGGGAAAATGCGGCGCATAAGTCACATGACTCACAGGAAAAATATCAACTTGCGGCTGGTCGCTTCGCATCACTTCTTCTGTCGCCGCTTGGGCCACGATCTTGACGCGCTCCGGAAAGATTTGACCGCAGCAAGTGCAAAAGCGCACCGAAGCGTGATTGTAAGTTCCGCAAGCTTCGCAAATTTTAACAGGAGCTTCGCCGCCGCCCTTCTCGCCTTTGCGCCGGGGAAGTACTGGGTCATTGATGGGGCCAAGCCGCTTTGTATTGCCGGCGAAATCCAAGACTAAACAATTGACCTTGCCCGGCGCGGGTCGCGTGCCCCGGCCAAGCATCTGTACCCATAGCCCCGGCGACTGGGTGGGCCGCAACATCACGATGAGATCAATTGCCGGGCAATCAAAGCCAGTTGTAAAGACGCCATTGTTAACCAAGGCGCGAACTTCGCTTGAATCTTCCTTGAACCATTCCACGGCTTTGTCGCGCTCGCCGGCTGAAGTCTTGCTGTGGACAGAGCGCGCCACGATCCCGCGACTATTCAATTCCGCCGCCACATGGTCGGAATGCTCAATACCAGTTGCAAAGACCAACCAGCGCGTCCGGGGCCGCTCTTCCGCCACTGATTGTTCGATGGCTTCCGTGATGGCGCGGCGCGTTACTTCCATCTTATCGACGGCCGCTTGCAGCTCGCCCAAGTTGAACTCACCCATGCTGGTACCGACATCTTCGACTTCCAGTTTCTCCACCGTGCGCTTGGCCACGAGTGGTGCAAGGAAGCCTTCGCGCACCAAGCGATTGAACGCGGACATTCCTGTAATATCGTAACAAATATCGGTGAAGAGCGAGGGCCGCGGTCCCTTCTTCGTGATGATAGGCATCGTAAGCAAGCCTTGGCCCAAGCGGTAGGGAGTGGCTGTGAAACCGATGACTTTAACCTTTGGGTTTATCTTCTGCAAATCGGCGATGAAATTTTGATAGCTCGTTTCATCGTGCGGACTGATTAGATGACACTCATCGACTAGTACGAGATCAACATGACCGAAAAGAATCGCTTTCTTGACGACTGAGGCGATCCCGCAAAAAGTGATCGGTCGAATCTCCTTGCGCGATAGGCCGGCGCTATAAATGCCAGCCGGGGCCATCGGCCATACTTGCACAAGCTTCTTGAAATTCTGGTCGATCAATTCCTTGACATGGGTGACCATGATGATCCGTTGCCCCGGCACATAAGCGAAGACGGAGCGGATAAACTCAGCAATCACAACCGACTTCCCTGTGCCCGTTGGCATAGCCACAATGGGATTGCCGATTGTGCGCATGAAGTAGTCGTAAATCGCAAGGATTGCGTCCTCTTGATAATAACGAAGCTGTACTGGTCCCATCATGGTTGGTTGGGTCCCATCAAATTTTCATGCACTTCGTGGCCTTGGCATCCGGCGCGCTGCATTTCTTCTGTAAGCTCCACTTGATAGTTCGAGCAGTACCAGTGACCCGGAGTAAATCCATTATCGACCATTTCCCGAGTGACAGGTTTTGAGAAGCGGCAAGTGCGGCAATTGAAGGCCGGCGTTACATCGCCGAAATGACAGAGGCGGCGAAGATGACAGTAGGTGCACTCAAAATGCGCCGGGCTTTTGCTCACCCGGGGCGGCGGCTCTTGGCTATAAATAATCGCCCCGGCACGATCCACGGAGCGCTTGTGCTCCTTCTTGTCATAT